CAAATATAAATAAATAATACTATGTATGCAATTTTAGACATTGAGACGGGTGGTTTTTCAATCACCAAAAATGGAATTTGTGAAATTGGAATGATTGCAGTCGATGAATCATTCAATGAAATTAACAGGCTTCAATTCTATATTAAGCCTTATTTAAGGGATGATCTTTCTGAATTGGTATCTTATAAGGAAGATGCTATGTCGGTCAATGGTATAACTGTAGATCAACTTGAAAATGGCATTAATATTGAGTTAGCATGTGAAAAGATAGTTTCGTTTTTAAATGATAACAAAATTGAACGGTTAATCGGGCATAACTCAGATGTATTTGATATTCCGAGAATCGAATACATTTTAAACCGTTTCAAAGGATTGTCAATTTCGGCATATACCAAGCATGATACTATGAAAATGTCAAAGTCTGCATATAATTTAACTTCTTATTCACTTGAAAATCTTTGTAGTGAATTTATGATTACAAATAAAAATTCTCATTCCGCTATCGGGGATTGTGAAGTAACATTAGAAATATTTAAAAAGTTAATAAACTAAATACTATGGGACTAATTAAAGATTTGTTTTTGAAGGTTGCATGCAAATGTAAATGGCATGTACAAACCGAAATACTTTATTCTGTTCAACCTAAAAAAGTACATAACAAAGGGGTTGAGACAAAGAAATATCATTTTGATGTTTACGGTATTAAAAGGTGCTTAAATTGTAAAAAAGATATTAAGGAACGATTATTAAAAGAATCGCTAACAGAAAATCAAGTTATTCAATATGTTGATTTAAATCATTAAGGATAAGGGGTTATTATTAATTTAATAACCCTTTTTTATGTGCTATACAACATAGTTTTGTACTTTACTTTCAATATATGGGCCGCCGAACATAGCACATCAATAGAATCCTTTTTGTGTTTATTGTCTCCCTCCTTAGAATAACTTGCTAAATCACTGATAAATGATTTATATTCTGGGTTTTGTTCATAATTAGAATCAAAAACGAAATATTTTTGAACAAATTCATAGTGAGAAAGAATGCGAACCTCTTTATTTATGGTAGAGGCGAACCCCCGGAGTCGTTGGTGTTCGTTCAATCTATTTTTTATTAGTAGAATTGCAGCTATTCCTACCCCGTTTGACTCATAATAAAGTTCTTGCAAGCCTTGTTCTTTTGTTTTGTCTATAATGCGTTCGGTATTGGCTTCAATCCCATATGTCGAATGTATAACGTCCTTAACATAGCAGACAATTGAATTTTCATAAATTGCAACGTGCAAAAATGGGAATGAAAATTTGTCGCCCCCGGTATCGGCTGGATCACCTACTCCAAATTTAAACACAATGTTTTCTTCGGGGATTTTTGACAGGTCTGCAAATTTCAAACGGGATTTTGGAAGTAAAACTCCTTCCGGTTCTTGAATCCACCCCCCTAAAACAACATTTTCGTATTTAACCGGACTATCAATTTTTAATCTCTCGTAATCTGCCAGAATATTTTTAGGCATTCTTTCATGGTCTGCATCAAGGTATGAGGTATGAACATACATAACATTATCTTTTACCATATTTTCACCGCCTTCAAGACCTTTTTTCTCAAAGAACTCATCAAATATCCAATGCTCTTTTGTGGTGGGATTTAAGATTAATATAGTAAGATTCCGCTTATTTTCGGAGCGTATAGAATAAAATACTTTTTTGAATGTTTCATAGTCAGGGATCTCTTCCGCTTCATCAACAACAAAACAATTAAACCCGGTTAATGATTTCAGATTTGCTGTTTGTAGCGACGATCCTGTTTTGATCCCTTTAAATGCTATCCGGTTTGTTTTTGTTTCGATATGAGTTGCAATATCGGTTACTTTGTCCTCATATCCTAACAAAGATATTTTGTCGCTTACCTCAGGCTTTACGGAGTCGACTATTGAAAGATTAGTGTACCGGCAATAAAGTACGTTCCATTTATATTCAACCATCGCTATAAGGCTAAAAATGGATACGGTAGATGATTTAAGGGAATAACGCCCTCCTGTCATGATTACTGTATCCACATCCGGAAAATTATTTTTATCGAATAAATCGAATAAAGGTTCAAACTTATAGCTTATATCAATGTCACTCATCCTGTTTGAATTTCTTGAATATGATTGTTGGTTGTAATTCTTTTCCTAAAGATGTTAAATCAATTTTTGTGGGTGCATCAAAACCAAGTATCTTTGAAAGACTATCCAGGCTTTTTTGTTTGTCCCAGAGTTTAATTTTAACCCACTCTTCTAATATAATACCATCCCCACCATCCGCCCTCCGGGATTCTTTTGTCTGAATTTCAGATATACATGCACGCTCAGAATCTGTTAAATTATCAAAATCCTTCAATAACATCCAGCCATCTTTCATATTTGCAAAAGAAGAAAATGCAATTTTTGAATGTTCGTTAATGATTTTAAGTGCTGATATTCCGGCTGTTTCTGCTAAATTATCACGCATATATTTGATACGGTCCTTAATGTAAAGTTTTGTTAAGTTTTGACAACCAATTACTTTTGCCGTTTTTTCATTATATCCCGCCACTTTTGCCGCCCTGGTTGCATTAAAATCAATACAATATTCATAGCAGAATATTTCCTGTTTAGGGGTAAGTTTTATGATTTTGGTTTCAGTGGTAGGTATGGGGGCGTCCATATACAAAAGTTGTTAAGAAATTAATTAGCAAAGTAAATAAAAGATTTTGGAATATGCAACAAAAAAGGTGTAAAGTTGTGAATATTTTGGTAGGGTAGGGATAATTGGGGTATGATTTAGGATAATTAGAGGTATGCAAGAAATGAATTATCTATGCAAGAAATGAATGTTAATTTTCTATTTATTGCATAATTGTTAAAAAAATAGGGGTATTTTGAAATGATTACAATTTTAAAAGCAGAAAATTAAGTGAAAATAATTAAGTAAGGAATGTTAATGAGGCATGAAAAGGTATCAAAAAATTAACTACCATGCAATAAGTTGGAGTTAAAAAAAATTTCCTACATAGCAAAAGGTCGTTTTTACATAGTTTTTTAACTACCATGCAAGTTTTAAAATGGCTTTTTACATAAAGTTTAAAATATGTAAATTTGTAATTGATTAATACATAGGTATTTAATACTTTTGATATACTGTTTTTTAACTAATATGTAATAAATAGGGATAATTGAAATAGCCAATGGGATTGTGTTAATCGTTATTAACATATAAGCTCCTAAAGAAGTTTTCAAAGTACTTGCATTTGCATATTAGTTAAATAAAATATTACAAAGTAGCTATATCAGGAAGTTAGCTTTTTATTTAACGTTCGTTAATGCAAGAATGGCTTTTCTGGTATGTAAAAGTTGCATGATCCTTAGAAAAACTTGCATAGGGTATATTTCTGCATTTTTATTTTGTTTTTAAAATAATATTTTGTATCTTTGGTGTTCAATTGCGAGTCGAAAAAGCAATTAACCAAATAAAGCCCTTTTTGAATGATGTAGTATTCGACTCCTACTGATTTTGACTAGGGCATTTTTTATTATGAATACAAGGAAAATTTACGGTTTTATTTTATGGGAAAAGTGGAAAATAATACCAACGTTTGAAAATGACTATAAATGTAGCACACTTGGTAATGTAAAATCTATCAAGAAGTACGGAAATAGTCTTGAAAGAGTTTTTAATAAAGTAATATTTCGTGAAAAATATAAAATTAATTTAAGAAGGGATGGAATAAATAATATGTACGACATTGATTTATTAGTCGCATTAACTTTTTTAAATTACTCTTCCTTTTACCAAAAATCGTATATAAAACACAAAGATGGTAATAAACTAAAAAACTATTTAAGTAATTTAGAAATAGTATTTTAAAGTGTTTATATTATTTAGAATCAAAACAAACAATAAAATAATAGAAACTTTTTTTGTAAAATATTATTTTGTGTGGTTCTTTTTATATATGTTTGCATCGCTTTAGGATTAAGCCTAAATACTCATATAATAAGCCGGATGAATGATTCGGTTTTTTCACCCATTAATTTTAACATATTGTAAAATGATTGAATTAAATAAAATTTATAATGAAGATTGCTTGCTAACTCTTAAAAGAATTAAAGATAATAGCGTTGATTTACTATTACAGGACACCCCTTTTGGTTGTACGCAAAACGAATGGGATATAATACCAAATTTTAAATTAATGTGGAATGAATGGAATAGAGTTACAAAAGAAAACGGAGCTATGATATTTTTTGGAACTCAACCATTTACAAGCGAATTAATTTTAAGTAATAAGCAAAATTTCAGATATGATTTAATTTGGTATAAAGCACTCGGAACTGGGTTTTTGAATGCAAATAAAATGCCAATGAGAAACCACGAACACATATTAATTTTTTATCGAAAACTCCCTACTTATAATCCAATAATGACGATTGGAAAAATGAGAGACAAAGGAAATAAAGGGCAAAGCACTACAACTAATTACGGCACTTTTAAGCCTAATTCAAGTAGAAATAATACTTACCACCCCCAATCTGTAATTGACATAACAAACGGGGATAAACAAAGCCAAAACGACCACCCAACACAGAAACCAATTGATTTAATAAGATATTTAGTTCTTACATATTCAAATGAAAATGATTTGATATTTGATGGATATATGGGCAGCGGAACAACTGCGGAGGCATGTTTAAGAGAGAATAGAAACTTTATAGGATCTGAAATGAACAAAGAATATTGCGATAAGTCAATTATAAGATTAGATTTATTTAAACAACAAACATCTTTATTTTAACACAACATGAAAAGAATAACAATCAGAACAGATTTAATGTCAAAATCAAACTATGCTAAAAAGTACATGGTTAGCCGTCCGACAATTGACACTAAAATAAAAAATGGCGAATTAGCTATTGAGAGAATCGATGGAGTTGATTATATTAAAATCCGATAACCATGGAATACGAAACCTTAAAAGAATTAGATAGGGAAAACGCTATACAAAAGGTTACCCCTGAAGGTACGAAATTAAATTCAACAATTGTTAATCAATTCCCTGAATATCCTGACGTAATAGTTTTCGGTGGAAATTATTGGAAGTCAAATGAACTGATCAGTGATTTTATTGATAGGTATATTGATCCTAAATCCGAAACCGATATTTCAAGTTTTTTACAAGAAATTGCTTACCGGATAGTTTCTGATCCAGGACTTGCCGAACAAGAAACCCGCAAAAATAAAAATATAGATTATCAATTAATTTATAGACAACATTATTCACTGTACAGAAGCCCGGATATGCTATTTGATTGGTCTGAAAGCAAAGGTACGTTTATTTGGTTTGAACATATTTTGCCAAAACGGAGGCAGAAACAATTTGCTAAAATTATTAAGGATCAGGACGATGAAAAGTTAACCGAAATTTCGGAAAGGATTAAAAAGATATATAGTTTTTCAGATTTAGAAATTATTTACCTGCAATATTTTTGCAGCCAAACAAAATTAGATGATTTGGATCCATCATTAAACACCGTTCTTTATTTATGGAGCAAAGAAAAAATGACCGGGAAAACAACCATTTCGGAATACATTTGCAGTTTTTTGAATGGTGAGTGCAAAAAAAATGCAGATGCTCACAAATCAAATTTAGGAAGAGAAATGCAATTGGGACGGTTCGATATACCAACCGCTATAAATTCAAGGTGTACGATTTTGGATGAGGCAGGGTTCCATGATATGACAAAGGTATATGATAAATTTAAATCCATGATAACCTCCAACACATGCGAAGTCGAATATAAATATAAGAGTTCGCACCGTCCGAAAAAGTGTCATAGAAACTATTTAATGACCAGTAATTTTGATCCTATTATATTTGTTAAGGACGAGGAAGAAAGAAGGATTTTAAGCATCCATTTTACCAAGCCGGAGCAAACAAGTTTTGAGGAGCTGGAGAAAATTTGGCATGAATTTGTTTTTGAGTGCAATTTTTCAAAATTAAAGTTAGAGAATATTTACCAAGAATCAATTTTACCAAATAGCCAGGCAGGCGATATAAAATATGTAATGATGGAATTAAAGGATATTTTGTCAAAGGATCGGATCACAGCATGCACACCATCGGGTTATTTTTCCGTATCAAACATTATGCTATTCCCTGAAATTATAACGCAAAAAACACCCCGTAATGTGGTAAAAGAGGTATTAATGAGGTTGTATGGTGAACCGGATAAATGCCAACGATTTTATAAGGGCAGGAGGGAAATACAGGGGGATGTTGAGGACATTTTGAGTGAAGAAAATAAGAAAATTGAACTACCTTTTTGATAAAAAAAATTATGATTGAAACTAACAAAATATACCAAGAGCCAAATTTAGAAACACTCTCAAAAATGGATGATAATTCAATTGATTGTGTAATTACTTCGCCTCCCTACTGGCAATTACGTGATTATGGCTATCCCGAACAATGGGGATTAGAACCAACATTCAATGAGTATTTAGAACATCTTTGGTCAATGATGGACGAAATTTACAGGGTATTAAAACCAACCGGAACATGCTGGATTAACCTGGGGGATTCTTATAATGGTTTAAAAGTTGGCAATACATCAAACAAAGGATTCAAAGAAAATACGGTAATTGATTCATTCGTAAAACCTAAACAGGAAAATATAAAAGATAAGTGTTTGATGCTAATCCCTCACAGGTTCGCAATTGGTTGCATTGACAGAGGCTGGATAGTTAGAAATGATTGCATTTGGGCAAAACGTAATGGAATGCCTGAAAGCGTAACAGACCGATTTTCAAAGAAACATGAGTACTTTTTCTTTATGGTTAAATCTGAAAAGTATTTTTTTGATTTGGACGCAATAA